GCACTCCGCAGTTGGATGTAGTGGATCCAGCTACGCAAAGTACCGTGCATGTACATCGTGGTCGGCGTACACAGCGGCAAAACTCTACGTGCCGTCTCCTTAGCCATACCCACATCCAACAGCATCTGGTACACCCGATAACTGTCCGACAACACTTCCCCAATCGTCTCCGCCCACTGCTGCTGGCGCAAAGGATCTACACCATCAACACTGTTCTGCCGATTCGTGACATCCTGCAGTCGCTGGTGCGGGATCTCTGCCGGTGAAGTCTGCGCGTAACGAGTCGAAAACTCCTGGAACGAGAACGACCTATGCCGCAAGATTTGGGCAGCAATGTCGCGCTCAGTCTCAATCTGCACGCACATCGAAGCCATCTCAAACGGGCTCCAGTGCTGGTGCTTAATCAAATACCTCAACAGCTTTGGAGCGGTCTTGTCGTTGTCCGCATTCTCAGGATTAGACACCCTGGCCATGCGAACAATCAGCCGCTCCGCATCGGGCGTGCAATGCACAAAAGAAACAGCCATCAGTCTTTGTAAGGAGCACAAGCAAGTTTGTTAATCAGCCGGTTCAAATACCAGCGAGCCTTCATGAAATCCTCCAGCGGATCCTTCTTAAGCCACGCCCTGCTGACGTACTTAATAACCTGCCACTGCAGCCCACCAACCACAGCATCTGGAGCCGACTTCACCCAATCCTCAATTACATCAATGACCTCGACTTGGCCACTGGTGTAATGCGTGGGGTGGTTTACGGGGTCACTCATCCCTTCGATCCCTGCACAGTTGTGTCGCCGTAATACCGCCCCGTCACCGAGTAGTCCCTACTTGGCAACATCGACAATCTGTGGAACACCAGCTGAGCTATCCGCATTCCCGGCCAAAGCGGAACCGGGTGCATAGTCCGCGCATTTTGCAGCTCCAGGGTCAGCCGCCCCTTGTAACCAGGATCGACATACCCCGCCAGCAAATGCTCAATACCCTCCCTGGCACGACTCGACTTAAGCGTCAGCTGCCCAGCAATACAGTCAGGCAGATAAAACTCCTCCAGCGTCTCAGCCAGCACAAACTCATGCGGCTGGAGCATGTACGGCTTGTCCTTACTGCAGTCCGCAATCGAGTACGGCACCATGCTGTAACTGGTCGGAATCTCCACCAGCAAGTTGTCACCAAGTCTCACGTCGAGACTCGCTGGATTCACCAGCTCATGATCAAAAGGAGTTACAAGACCCCGGCGAACCAGGGTCAGGATCTCTATGTCAGGGAGAATAGCCACGCTCAGCCCACCGACTCGGCGGTCTGCTGGAGCGCAACACTCTTCCAAGTCCTGCCGAACTTAATGTTGTTGATGGTGGTGCTATGCACGCCAAACTCCGTGGCAATCTTGGCCACCGACTTACCGCCAGTCGCCAGCTGCCGCTTGATCTCCAGCACCTTGCCCTCAGTCAGCGACGACACTCCCCGCCTCCCACGGCTGGACTTACGGGTCTTGCTTTGAGACTGGGCCTTGCGGGTGATCTTCTCACCGGCAGGCAGCGGGACGGTCTGCTTCGGCTTGGTCAGATCCAGCTCGACGTGCTGGCACTGAGTAAGCGCAGCACGAGCCTCGTCAAGAGCTTGCGTAATCATTTGGAACTGGTGCTCAGAAAGAATGTGCATGTTCATGGTTCAGAACGGGTGCAGTGTAGTACAGGATCGCCCTCATGGTCATCCCACTCGGGAACCAGGCAGCAGCTAAGAAACAGTGCATTGGGACACAACTCCTTAGCCGTGCTGATGGCGTGAGCAGGATCGCGAGCCATCAGGTGGAGCGGTGCGGCATGACTGAATGCCACGCGGTACAGCTGGAGCGGTTTCACGGCAACCTCAGTAGCAACGGCAGCAGGCGCACGAAGGTCACCTTGATGCACAGCTCAACCGCTGCGCCGAGGGCGAGCAGGAGGGCGAGGGCGAGCAGGGCGTTAAGCATCGGCACCCTCCACCCCAGGCACCGGCTCGATGGCGGGGCGGCCCCAGCGGGCGAGTAGATCGCGAGAGAAATCAACAAAGTGCTCTGGCGCAATCTGATCAATTACCCAAGTACAAGTCGCTTTGTTTTTAACGAAACCAAATGAGCGCCACCACTTACAAGCAAAAGTTCTAAGTTCAGCCTGGGTCGGCCCCTGCGGCTCGGGCTGGGCCTCCAGGGCGGCGCGGGCTTCAGTTGCCAAAGCATGAGTCGCGCGGCGATCATCCATCAGGAGCTGTCGATAATGATCCAGCTCATCAGCCATGCGGGCGCACAGAGCGCGGAAGTCGGTGGTGGGTTCAGTCATCAATCGGCTCCAGTGAGATTTTGATGTCGCGGCCATAGCCACAGGTGCCCCAGGGCACGTAAGTTCGTCGTAAGCCTTGGACAAGGTTGCCTCCATAGATCTTCATTGATGGCTGAGAGTTGATCCACCACAGTTCACCAATGCGGCCTTGGTCAGAGTCGATGCTGATCATTCGGGCAGGGCCTCCAGTGCGCGGCGGATAATGTCTGCTTGGCCTGAGCAAATCCCCTCTGGCGGGACGTCATCGGCCATTTTGACGGCTTCAGAAAGTGCTTGTAACGCTTGTTCCTTCAAGCTCGGCGGCTTGGTGCGCATTGCTTCTTTTAACGATTCACCCACTGGGGTAATCCGCAGATGCGGTTCATTCAAGGCATTGTGATCTAACCACTTTGCGTCTTCTGCAAGTTGTTGGTCGGCACCCCATTGAGCAGCACGCCTGGCAATATGAAATTCATAAAGCCAATCGCGTTCGTCGTAAGACTTCTCAGAAGCCCACTGCTCCATAAGTTCGCGGGGTGGCACGGTGTAGTCAGTCATTGCTTACCTCCAGCACTGGCGCTTGGCTAATCAAAGCCAGCAGGGTGTCACGTTGCCGACGACGAGCAGCAGCCCAAGCAGCAGCATCAGCAGCAGCCCAAGCAGCATCAGCAGCAGCCAAAGCAGCAGCACGAGCAGCAGCATCAGCAGCAGCCCAAGCAGCACGAGCAGCGTAAGCAGCATCAGCAGCAGCCCAAGCAGCAGCATCAGCAGCAGCCCAAGCAGCAGCAGCAGCAGCAGAACGAGCAGCATCAGCAGCCCAAGCAGCAGCAGCACGAGCAGCAGTAGCAGCCCAAGTAGCATCAGCAGCAGCCCATTCCTGACCACTGGCAAGCAGATCCATACCTGCAATAACAGGATCAATAACTACCTGAACTTCGTCAGGTTGCTTAGGCAACGCACGCAGCTCAGCAGCAAGAAACTGCCAGCCGACTTTGCTCAGATCTTTGCCATCACAACCGACCGCATCAGGCAGTGCCGCAAAAAACGCTTTGGCTTCATCGTCAGGCAACGATTCAAAAATCGACTCAGCAATACGCTGCAGCATTACAGGCAAGCCATAGGTTTGTTCGTTAATCCCTGGATCGTCTGAGTGCGCTAGGCACCCAATAAAGCAACCGCGTTTGTCGGGTTCGTCCCAGTAAATGCCTTGAGCGATAGAGTCAGCAGCGACGTGAGCTGCTACTTGTTGGCGAAGTTGGTTTGTGTTTTTGGTAAGCATGATGGTGTCAGTCATTTGGTACCCTCCAGCTCGGCGGCGATGGCAAGGAGTTGATACCGCACCTCTTCGTTTCGACACTCCTTTCCGTCCACAAATGCACCTGCTTCTGGGCAAAAAGCAGTGCGGAGTGGGTTGTAGTCTTCTGGCACCACCTGATCCGCAGCAGCTTTCACCGCGGCGGCGGCAATCATTTGCTCGTCGTTGGGGGCCTCCTGTTCGGCAGACCAATAAGCAGAGAAAGCTGCATCCAGCACCGCCTGCGCGGCGGGGGAGAGGGGGCTAGTCATCGAGTTGCTCCAGGGCGCGGAGGACGGTATCAGCAACCTTTTTATATTCCTCGTAGAATTTAGTTCCATAATATTCGTCAAGGACAATGCCAGCTATAGTGTAAAATCCCTTGAGTGCTTCTTCCTTCAAGCTCGGCTTGGGGCGTCTGGCGGCGCGGAGCCAGCTGCCACCGCCATACATGCCTTGGACCTCATGACAACAAGCCTCTAGCTCCTGATCGGCACCCCACCGAGCGGCAATCACGAAGATTTCCTGGGTACTTAGCGGTAAGTTGTCCCACTTATCCAGTAGCTCCGGCGGTGGGGTGATCGAATCAGTCATTGCAGCAGCACCTCACGACAAAGGCCATGCACATAGCCATCAACGCCAGCCAGGGATGATTGCCGATCGCAAGGCAGGCAGTCGCCATCATCAGCAGCCAAATGAGATACGCCATCATTAGCGTTTCCCCAGCTCAATCTGAATAGCAGCCTGAAAGTATCCGGCCGTTTTGATCTGCCGGTACGCCGCCCCAGCATCATCAGTTTTCTTGTCTTCGAGCGTGGCATACCTATGCCGCGCCTCCTCCAGTGCCGCCAGCGTATCTACATTTAGCAGCTCAAGATCCCGCACCGGCAGTCCTTGAATCTGATCCAGATACACCGTCTGCCCCAGCAGAAAAGACTTGTAAAAAGGAACCATCGTTGTGTCAGTCATGCAAAAAACTTGGGGTCTTGGTGCTTGAAGTGGTTGAGATCCGTAAGACTCAACTTGAGAATCTCGTGAATGGCCATCCGAGCAAGACGGCTGGAGCTGATCGTATCGCTGGTAGCGAACACATAGATGAGGTGGCGATACAGCTGGGTCAGAGTCCGAGCCCGGACCCAGTACGTGTCGCCTGGGATGGGCTCGGTTCCGTAGCTCCAGTCGTCATAGTCCGGCTGGTTCCGAAGCTCGCGGGCCTCAGTCGCCCCAATCCGACGTGTCGAGTGGTGCCCAGTCATCAATCCGCTCTGACAGGAGGTCGCGAAGTTCTGCATCGGTTGCAGGAATCAAATCCTCGTCGTGAAGCTCGAAGGAGCCTCGGCACAAGGCAGGCCCCCATTCCTCTGGGTCAAGGTACGTCTGCGGACGCACGACCACAGCATCATCGACAAGCGCCTCAACGACAAGGTAGTCCCCATCAAACTGCAGATCCTCGATGCTCAGTACGCGGCTCACTTGACTTCCTCGGGTGTAGTAGCGATCTTGACCAGCCATGCCTGCCACGCGGCATCCAGAAATTCCTGGAGATCCTGCAGCTCAGCCAGGCGCTTTTTGTGGAGCGAGGCGTCGAGACCGTGATCCTCGACTTCCTTGATGTGCTGCTCCAGCACCAGCGCCGCCCAATCGACGGCGTGGTACCAGGGCATCAGCTTGTCGTTGTCAATAACAGTGCTTGCCATGTGTAGTACAGAAACACGGGGCCCGTTTCTCCGGGCTTGCCCTTAGCGTTACACAGAAACAGCCCAGCGTCAAACCGGGCTGTTGTTTTTCTTTACATCCGCGTTAGGCAGACGGTCACGACCAGGATCCCGACCATCCACGTCAGGCCGAACACGATCACAGGCGGCATCACACCGGCACCCCCAGTTCCTCCGGCTGGTACTGGGTCAGCACGCAGACATCGGCCCCCTGCCTGAGCGCTCCACCCACGATGTAGTGGAACTGGGCCTGCGCGTCCGGGCACTCAGCGATCTGGTACTCCTCGATCTCGTAAGCCTTGCCCCGGCGGTACCAAGCCACCCGGATGACGGCCAGCAGCTCGAAGGGGATCTCCGCGACGGTGTAGCCCAGCGTGGGCTTCCTGGGCGGCTTGGGCTGGGGCGCATCGGACTTAGCCACTGGATCCCTCCAAAACAGCCATGCGGCAACCCGCAGCAGCCCTAGGAAAAAGTTAGGCGACGTGAACTGCCCCATCACTCCCACATCCGTGCGGCTTCCTGCATCAGCTGCTCCAGCTCAGCCTCTGATCGCTGTTCCTCCCTTGGGGATACCTCCAAAACCTGTCCCACCTGACCAGATCCGCTGGTATCACTGGTTTCTGGGGTGGGACACGTAGGGGCGGTGTCCCAGCTTGTCCCATCTCCCTCCCCCGAAGGTGGGACAAGGTGGGACACGTCAACAGGCTGTCCCACCTTACTTTCCAGTCCCTGACTAGGTTTTTCATAGGTGGGACACGTATTCACACACATATCACGCGAGGCAGAAACAGCTTGGAACAAATGAGCCTGCCCCCCAGTTCCAGCGGTACTACCCCCCACCTCAATCAGCCCCCTCGAAACGAGCCTCTGAAGCGCCTTACGGATGGCGGTGACACTTCCACCGCACAAGGGGTCCGCAGCCAGGTCAGCGCGGCTCAGAGCGCGGGGATACGCAGCCCTAAGGCGCTGGAGCACCCGGTCCACGATCGACGCCGGACTGGCGCTATCGGTATCGACCTCCACGTAGTCCGCCAGCGAGAACGTCAGATCGTTCTCCAGCTTCATCAGCAGCTTGGAACCGTCCCGCCCCGCCCGAGACTTCTCCACGGTGATCAGCCTGGCGTTGTAGCCCGTCTGCTCCACCTGCCGCTTATCGGGCCTCCTAAGCCCCCACACCTCATCCACAGCGTCCCGAATGGCAGTGGAGCCCCTGAACCCGCCGGTCTTGTTCGCGTGGTGAATCAGCAGGATCGTGCAAGCCGGGAACGTCCGCCCGTTGTTGTTCGCCAGCCAATAAATCGGACTCGCAAACTCCTTCTTGTTCTCATCAAACGCCGACCCCCTACTGCACCCCGTAATCGAGTCGATGATCACCAACTTCGGCTGGTGCTTCTCAATCAACTTCACAAAGCGGTAATACCAGTTCAAATCCCACCCCATCACCACCGTCACCGGATCCTCCGACTGGAACTCCAGATCCCGCAGCTGCTGCTGAACCTGCACCTCGCTCTGATCGCCATTCAGGATCAGCACCGCGCCCTTCTGCACTGGAACCAGATCCCCCCGCACCGAGAACGGAATCCCCCTTGCTACATGCTTGGCAATCGTCCACGCCGACATGGACTTGCCATCCCCACCAGCCCCGTGGATCATCACGGTCCCTGGACACGGCAACAGATCCGGGATCAGATACTCAAACTTCAAATCCTTCTCCAGCAGCCTGCTCATCGCCATCTCGTCATCCTGCTGCTCGAACTGCATCTGAGCGATAAGCAACCGCTCCAGAGCCCCAGCATCCCTGTACCCAGCCTCCAGCGCCAACACATTCATGGCATGTGCCGCCTCCGCCGGATTCTGAATCTGCTGGATCTCCTTCGCCCGCCTAATCACCTCGGCATAAGTGATAACAACCTGCCGAATCCTGGTGACGTTATCGGCCTCCACCTCAGCCACCACCTTCCGCAGATCCTCAGAAAGCCACAGCCTTCCGGGCATCTGCTGGTCCGCCAGCCAGAACAGCGAGCCCAGACTCACCGCCCCCTTCCGAAAACTCTTCCACACCTCCTCGCAAGGGTTCCCATCCACCCAATCCTGAGAAAACTCTGGATCTTCCGCCGACCACGCCGACCACAACGTCAAGCCAAGGTCAGTCGGCAACTCCGAGTGGATCGCCATGCCCACCTTCACCCAATGGTCCCGACTCCCGGCCCCCTGCCCCGGAATCACCATCAGCGCCGATTGCACAATCTCAGCCACCTCAGCGGGGTCTCGATCCGAGAAATCCAGCGCCTTCCGGTTCTTGATGAACCCGCCATCAGCCACTTCCTTCCCGGCGTGATCGCGCATCTCCGCCAGCAACCACCCCGGAGCCTCTGGAATGGCCTCCAGATCCCCCTCAAACCCGTAGAACCCCTCCGGCGCCTTTCCATCACTGGAGCCCGGATAAGCCCCGTACAGGACGCCCTGGCGCCCCCACAGCACCTCATACCCCGCCCCGGTATCCGACAACCCGAAGCCCTTTACAACGCCCCACAGAGCCTCTGGGACGCGAAACAGGTACTTCGCCGCATTGGCCTTGGTCGAAGTAACGACTGGAGCACCCTCCAGCGTCTCCCCCCACTTCTTTTTCAGCCTGGAGAGGTTGCGATCCACGTCAAGAATCACCAGCCCCCCACTCCGGGCACCAGTGAACGCCCCCACCGCCCGAAACACATCCGGCCTCCGCTCGACCTGGAGCGCCACATCCGCCGGCCCCATGACCGTGTGGTGCGACTTCTCCAGCGGCGTCTTGCCCTTTGAAATTTTCCCGGACTGGATCGCCGCCCCCTGCCTGTAGATCGGCGCATACGCGATCCCAGCAGGCAGCTGGCGCACAAACGCCAACAGCTCCTGCGTCTTAGCTTGCGACATGTTAGAGTCTCACACGAGAATGTTCCTGTGCCCCGGCCGGTCGCCCGAGCTGGGGCATTTTCTCAGCGTAGCCCCCCGCCCAACCCCGTGCTACTGTTACAGGGTTGCCGACACCGGCGACCACATCACCCTGTAACACCAATGGGATTCCTCTCCAAAAACGCCTCAGCCACCGTCTCCAGCACCGGCACCGGCGGCGGCTACCTGCAAGTCTCCAAACTCCCCGACGGCGGCAGCGTCCGCTTCGCCCTCCTCTCCGACGAGCCCCTGGAGTTCTACGAAACCTGGGGCACCAGCTCCGACGGCAAATCCAAACCCTTCCGCTTCGACTTCGAGCCCACCTACGAAGACGTGGTGGCTGAAATGGGCGACTTCGAGCCCCGCGAAGGCCGTGGCGGCCCCGGCACCGCCGACATCAAATTCGCCATCGCCGTCCCGGTCTACAGCTTCGACGCTGGCGCCGTCCAAGTCCTCTCCCTGACCCAAAAATCCATCCTCAAAGAGCTGGATCAGATCAGCCAGATGGAGGATTACGCCGAACTGCTCGCCTGGGACTTCCAGCTCAGCAAAAAGGGCTCCGGCCTCCTGACTGAGTACACCCTGCGCCCAGTCCCCCGCAAGAAAGGCGCCCAAGAACACATCGACGCAGCCTGGCTGGAGGCCAAATCCAACGGCTTCGACATCAGCCGCCTCCTAACCGGCGGCAACCCATTCAAGGCTGCCTGATACGAACACGTCCGTATGTTGTACGGACACGCTCGTACTTACGAACACGCCCCCTTTCACCGGGGGCTTTTTCTTGCCAGTGGCCAATTTTTAAGGTACTGTATGGTTGGGAAAGAGTATCTAATGGCCTCCAATACGCAAGACACCTTAGCCTCCCTAAGACGTTGGCGACTGGAGCAGGATAACTCTGGCCCATTCAGGGTCTACCGTGATACAAAAGGCACGGTCTACCACTCTGTTACACACATCCTAAAAGAAACCAGCGACAAAACCGGACTGGAGCGCTGGGAAGCCCGCCTCGGCCCCACTGAAGCTACACAACAGCGCAACGTGGCAGCCACCAGGGGCAACATGGCCCATTCACAGGCCGAGTATCTACTCAAAACTTCACAATCGCTGGCACGTTCTACCGCAAACAAGCGCAATTCCATTCACTGGGACGCCAACGGCCTCGCCCGCATCCCCGCCCCGATTACACAGTGGGCACTCAAAAAAGTCCGCCCGAATGTTCCCCGAGTCGGCTGGAGCGCCTCAGGTTACGCCCGCAGCTTGTCTGACTGGATCACCGAGAACGTCACCGAAATTTTCGCGTCCGAATTTTCCATTCATCACCCCGCCGGCTTCGCTGGAACCTGCGACGCCCTGGTGGGCCTCAAAAATAACGAGCTGGTACTAGCCGACTGGAAGACCAGCGTCAGCCGCAAGACCAAGCTCGACGACGAGGGCCTGGAGCGCCTCCCACCGGGCCATTCATACATCGACCAGTGCGGCGCCTACAGCCTCGGCCTCAAGCACCTCACCGGCCTCCAGCCGACTGGAGCAGCCATCATCCTCGCCCGCCGCTGCGGCACCCCCAACGTCCATTCAATGTCGCTGCGCGACTTAAAAGAAGCAGAGGAGTCATTCATGGCTCGGGTGGAGCAATACTTCTCGGGCCTTGTTGACAATCAGGTTGACAATACAGCTTTACCCAGTTGACAAAAGCCCATTCAAGCCATTCAAGCCATTCAAGTATTAGGCCATTCACTGGAGCATCCAATACCTGGGGCTGTCGCTGCTGTAAATGAGAACCGTTCTCAAGTGGCAATGGGAATC